CTCATTGAGTATCGTATGTTTCAAGATATTAAAAACCAAGCAGATAAAAAATGTAAACAATTACAAAAACAAGTTTACGAACTTATCGAAAATAAAGGTCTAACTGAAAAAGAAAATTATGTATTCAATCATAATAACAATGTTTTTTCAGTTAGTGAACACACTAGAACTTTAACAGATATGCAACAAGTTAGAGATTTCTTTGTTAAAAAGAAAGTTGATATGCCTGTTAAACAATCAACTTATTATTCGATCAAAAATGTAACGAATAATAAAGAACAAGAAAACTTAATTGAAGAACAATTAGGGAGAATTGCAAATGCCTAATGATTTAATTAATCAATTAAGAGAATTAGCTAACACCACAAATCGTGGTGTTAGTAACCAAAACCAAAATACTTTTTTATCTAATGCTCAAGAACAAAGAATAGATTGGCAGTTATTAGCTAATTATTTAGATGGAAAGATATTTGAATTTATTATGACAAATCAAAACGATCCAAGAATAAAAGATTTTGGAATAGAGTTAGCTAGAGATTTGGCTAATAAATTTGGTATAAATCATTAACTTTTTTTACCAGCGTGGGCAGGTGATACCTGTCCATGCTACCTTCCCTTCTTAAAATAATCCTTCAGGTAATCGCCCTATTTAGTTAGTCTATTTAGATTAGATACTACATCTAGAGTCCCAAACCATTTTTTGCCAAAAATAATCCTTTATGACCTCGCCACCCCCCGTCCCCCCCTATAGATTTATATATGCAACGTAGCGTGTAAGATTTACACAAACAAAACATATGCTATAATGTTACGAAAATGGATTTAGACCAAATAACCAGTGATGAAGCTGCAGATCTAATAAAAAAATTAGAATTAAGAAAAGCAGAAATAGATACAGCTGAACATTCAAGAGATGATTATTTATCTTTTGTAAAAGCAGTGTGGCCAGAATTTATTGGTGGATATCACCACAGAAAGATTGCAGAAAAATTTAACATGATTAAAGACGGTAAGCTGAAACGTTTAATCGTTAATATGCCACCAAGACATACTAAATCTGAATTTGCTTCTTTCTTATTTCCTGCATGGATGATGGGACACAATCCTAAATTAAAAATTATTCAAACAACGCACACCGCAGAGTTATCATATAGATTTGGTAGAAAGGTGCGTAACTTAATGGACATGGAGGAATATAAAAATGTTTTCAAAGACATATCACTATCACAAGACTCGAAGGCCGCGGGCCGTTGGGAAACCAACATGGGTGGCGAATACTTTGCTGCTGGTGTTGGGGGTGCCATTACTGGTCGTGGTGCTGATCTGCTCATTATTGACGATCCTCATTCGGAGCAAGACGCACTAAGTCAAACTGCCATGGATAATGCCTATGAGTGGTATACCTCAGGTCCTCGTCAACGTTTGCAGCCTGGCGGCGCAATAGTTGTGGTTATGACTAGATGGTCTGTAAAAGATCTTACAGGTAAATTAGTTAATGCACAAAAAGAAGTAAAAGCGGATCAATGGGATATTATTGAATTCCCTGCTATCTTCCCTGAAACAGGAAATCCTATGTGGCCTGAATATTGGAAAGCGGACGAACTGTTATCGGTCCGCGCATCGCTGTCCGAGCAGAAGTGGCAAGCACAATGGCAACAGCAACCAGTATCAGAAGAAGGTTCCATAATAAAACGTGACTGGTGGAAGCTATACGAAGCAGGCGATCCTCCTCCCCTCCAACATGTAATTCAAAGCTACGATACAGCATACTCTAAAAAAGAAACAGCAGACTACTCGGCAATCACTACATGGGGAGTTTTTTACCGAGACGATATGCGAGCACCGGCGTGCATCTTATTAGATGCGAAAAGAGGAAGATGGGAATTTCCAGAGCTCAAGAGAATAGCAATGGAGCAATATAAATATTGGGAGCCGGAAACTGTCATAGTCGAGGCGAAAGCGTCAGGGCTTCCGCTAACCTACGAATTGCGTCAAACAGGAATTCCAGTTGTTAACTTTACACCGAGCAAAGGAAATGATAAACATTCAAGAGTAAACGCCGTAGCACCTCTATTTGAATCAGGGCAGGTATGGTATCCTGACGAGAGATGGGCGCAAGAGGTTATTGAGGAATGTGCTGCTTTTCCTTTTGGTGAGCATGACGATTATGTTGACTCCACCACTCAAGCTTTGTTAAGATTTAGACAAGGAAACTTTATAACGCATCCAGAGGATTACGAGGATGAGCCTGGTGTTTTACAGATGCGAGAATATTATTAGGGGTAATATGGGAAAGAATAATAAAGTGGTGAAAGGATCAAGAGAAGGGTCTATCATCAATACAAAAACATCATTTAAAGATGGATCTAAACCAGATTTTTTAGATTTAGATAAAGACGGCGATAAAACAGAATCAATGAAAAGTGCAGCAGCTTCAGCTAAAACAGTAAAAGCGAAAAGCGGTTCGCGTACCGGGGTCCGTGGAACAGGTGCAGCTAAAAAAGGCTTTAGAAAAGCAAGACTTAGCTAATGGCTAAAAAGAAAAAGTTTCAATCAGGCGCAGCTAGTGTTTTAGATGATCCAAATATTTTGGATGTCTTGCCACAAATTCAAAAGCCGAACCTACAAAGCGATCAAGTCGGTGACATAAGAGCATTGTTACCTTTACTCGCTATGGGTGTTACAGCTGCAACACCAGGAATGATTAATAAATTTGGTCAAGATGTTAGGCAAACTCCAGGAGGTATTGTCCTTGGCCCTGATGCAGAAGAGCTTTCAAAAGAAAGAGATAGAATTGCAAAAGAAGGTAAACCAGGTGGTTTCTCAGCACCGGATATAAAACTACCAATATCTACAGGAAGCCCTCCTCCTGATCCAATAGAATTTGAACCTGGTTTAATTCCACCAGGAGATCCCCTTCAAGGCGAAACTAAAGTTGGTGGAGGATTTATTCCTACTGATATGCCGGACATGAGTATTATGACTATGGGTGATAAGAAAAAAGAATCCAAAGCTTTGGTCAAAAAAACAATGATGCCTACACTAGATGATTTACCTGATCTTTCTGGAGACAAAAATATGGCTCCAAGGTTTAATCAAACAGAAGACTACATAAGATCTAATTATACAGGCACCGAAGAAAAAACAATTGATCAGTGGGTAAACGAATTAGTAGATCCACAAAAAGGATTAACATTAGAATTAAGAGACTCAGGACTTGCTGGAGTTTTATTAAGATTAAATAGTACTGAGGGTGATAAAAAAATTACTTCTGCGCAACTACTAGATGAAATTTTAAACTTTCCTAGTCAATTAGATGCTTTTAACATTCCTGGATCAGATTTAAATCAAGCGTCATTTAAGATTATGGGTAATAACCAAGAACTTTTCCCTCAGGTATTAAATACTGAATTGAACAAAATACAAAATTTAGAAATGGTTTTAAGACCTGGTCCTGTTAGTGACTTTATGGAAAGATACAAAGATCTTCTTATAAGCGGTTATCAAGAATTAATGGGCGTTACAGATAGAGATAAAGCTGCTGATATTTTAACAAACTTAGCAACGCAAAGAAGAGATTTAATGCTTGAGTCGGATGTTACTCAAGAAATGCTAGATGCAAACAGGCAGTATACAATTTTTGAAGATTCTCAGAGAACAGTGGGTCAAACATTTCGTAACAATGTTTTTACCAATGAACACATGTCAATTGGTTTACCTGGAACTCAATCGCAAGACTATCAAGTTTTAACTCACAATTTTAAACCTGCATATGATCAAGATGCAAGATTAGAACAACACAATTCAAGTCACCCAACAGCCGATCATACGATAGCATTTTCTAGAGGCAGACAAATTATGAATGATGCGAACAATGAGACAGGTTATGTAATTATGGAAATGCAATCCGACGTTCACAGAAATTTAAAAGGTAAAGATATAACTTTTCCTGATTCAATAAATGACGCTAGTAAAAATTTCTATCCATTTTCAGGAGGTCAACAGTTTTGGGTTAAACAAGTTTTAAAAGATAACATTGAGAATGCTATTATTAAAGGTGATTCGTTTGTGGGTTGGGTGCCAGGAGAAGTTGTTTCTGTATACGAACAAGCAGACAAAGATAATTATAAAGGATTCAAAACAATCTATAATAAACAAACTGTTAAGTTTATTGAGAGATTAAATAAAGATATAACTAAAAGAGCAAAACAATTAGGCCTTACAGAAGAGCAAGCACAAATGGCTACACTTAAAATAAAAAATGATGGTAGATATGTTTTTCCAAATAGAGATACCGAATATGGAATGATGGAAGGCACTGCTAGAAAGTACAGGGATTACATTAATAGCGGAAATTATCCTGGTTTAGAAGATTATGTAAGAGAGGGTCCAAATGGTCAGCTGATATTAATAAACATGCCTTATGTAGACTTAAAAAAGTCTGATACCTTTGATCCTGAGCTATTCAAGAGAATAGGCTTTCCTCAATTCAAAAAGGGTGGTAAAACAAAGTCGTCAAAGGAAGATCCTTTAATTGACATCGAAATATTCTTTGAAAGCGTATAATGGCTATAGATAAAAAAATAAATCCTGAAGATAATCCAATAGTAGATAAATTTGCTAGCAGCCCTATCAGTATAGATATTGATGGAGAACCTTTGCCAGAGGGTGTAGAAATGTTAGAAGATGGTGGAGCGGTTATCGGTCCACAGATGATGCAGCCAGCAACACATGACTCAAACCTAGCAGAGTATGTCAAAGAAGAGGACTTAGAAAATATATCATCAGATTTAATTTCAGATTATAATTCAGATAAAGAAACAAGAAAAGATTGGGAGCAAGGATATACTGAAGGATTAGACCTTTTAGGTTTTAAATACGAAGATCGTTCTCAACCATTTCAAGGAGCAAGTGGTGTAACTCACCCATTGCTCGCAGAATCAGTAACTCAATTCCAAGCTCAAGCTTACAAAGAGTTACTTCCTCCCGGTGGTCCTGTAAAGTGCAACATAGTCGGAGCTCAAAACCCTCAGACTGAAGACCAGGCAAAAAGAGTAAAAGATTTCATGAACTACCAGATTACCTCAGTCATGGAAGAATACGATCCGGATATGGATCAAATGCTTTTTTTCTTAGCACTTGCAGGATCATCATTTAAAAAAGTTTATTATGATGCAAATTTAGGAAGAGCTGTTGCAAAGTTTATTCCTGTCGAAGATCTAGTTGTACCATATCATAGTTCAGATTTAGAAACTGCACCAAGAATAACACATGTTTTAAAACAAAATAAAAATGAAGTTAGAAAAAGTCAAATAAATGGTTTTTATAGAGATGTAGAATTAAAACCTACAACTCCAAAAGATAATAGAATTTCAGATAAGTATGATCAATTAGAAGGTGTATCTTCTAATGAGCAAAGTCTTTATGATGACGAATGTACACTTCTCGAAATGCATTGTGATTTGGAAGTACCAGGATTTGAAGATGTTGGACTTGATGGTATGCCAACTGGAATTAAACTACCCTACATAGTAACAATTGATGAGGGCTCAGGTAAAGTTTTATCTATTTACAGAAATTATAAAGCTGAAGATCCGTTAAAGAAAAAAATTCAATACTTTGTTCACTATCGTTTTTTACCTGGTCTAGGTTTTTATGGTTTTGGTTTAATTCATATGCTAGGGGGATTATCTAGAACTGCAACATCTGCCTTAAGACAATTAATAGATGCAGGTACTTTATCAAATCTACCAGCAGGTTTCAAAGCTAGAGGTTTAAGAATTCGTGATGACGATAATCCTTTACAACCAGGTGAATTTAGAGATGTAGATGCTCCTGGAGGAGATTTAAGACAATC